TGATTTAAAAGCGTCCCAATACCAATCTTGTATCTCTTGATATTGTTTTTGATTCAGCCCCACGCTATGCGCTTTCTCGCTGAATGCATCCATCAATTCTTTACCTGACTCTTGTGGGAGATCATAAGCATACCCTGAGGACTCTTCTGGTCTTCCCAAACGAGAGTATACTTCTGTCCATTCAGATTCTGATTCAGGCATTACCATCTTATCTTTGCCAATCATCTGCTCAGCATTTACATAAGACTTCGCAAGTCCGTCTATTGTTGTAAACTTCTGTAAACTCTCATTATCTCGAAGATCCTCTGGTAGTGAGTCTCTCCAATTTTCTGAAGAGGTTGCCTCTTCTTGTGGTACTTCATTGTCCATATTAAACTCCTTTGTTTAATTCCATATTTTACTAAAATCTTTATCAGTTAAGCCTAAACGCTGTAAGATGAATACTGCAACATCACGCCTTCCGTTTTTCAACAAAGCCACATTGGGGTCTGTCTCATCAGAGGGTTCAAAGAAATGACAAAAGGTTAGAATGTCCTCTAATACTTTCCCATCCCCTTTTAAAGCTTTGTTGTATGCAATTTTTAAATCACTAGCCACCTTGTACTCCTTGAATTTGAGCAAGGTTAAGAGCCGCTTCAGACCCTGTTTTTGCGATCTCAGCCCCTTGAGCCATTTCCTGCATTTGCTGAGCCTGTTGCTTCTCTGCCTCAACTGCCTCCTCTGTTTTGAGAAAAGATGGACGGAGACCGAACATCTCAGACACACCCTTCAAAACTTCCTCACTATCAAATCTTGACATAATTTGAGGATCAATAGAAGCAAAAGGGGTCATAATCTCTAGTACCCTTTGCAAAGATAGAGCTTCTAACTGTTGTTGTGCTCTTGCAATTGGGGAAGTATAGCTAACTTTAAAATCTGACCCTTGCAATCCTTCTGGGGTTGGGGGGAACTTTCCTTGTGTCAATAAGATTTTGAAAGTACGATCTATAACTACTTCCAAAGCTTCTGATTGGATACGTCCAGCAACTGGCCCGAGTAACCTCATAGAGTCCTCAGTGCGTTGCATAATCTCTGTAGCAGTAACTCTTTCTGCTTTATTAGGCAAAGAGAGTTGGTCAACAAAGAACATTAATCTAATTGCTTCCTGAGCTTGTTGTACCATCTCAAGACCAATAGGGATGTTGGCTTGGGTGTTCAGGGCTTCAATCTTATCAGCACCTGGACGGAAATAGTTAATCCCGCCTGGGACTGTCCGTACAGGGTTTAAGTACCCGTCATCAGGGGCTAGTAAAGGAGGATCAACAACCTTCTGAGCAGCCTTAATAAGTGTCTTCTGCATCTCATTCAACATTTTAACCGTTGGTAGAGCAGTGATACCTGGGGAACGACCGTATGTCTCGCCAGCTGCTTTATAGAACCTAGGGACAGCGTACGGGAAAGAGTCAAAGAAACCTTCTCTCAAAACTTGCTTAGTCTCTATCTCCACATATACAGAAGACCATCTGCCCTCTTTGGGCTCTACAGCGTGGATAATATGTATGTCTAAATCATATTTTTCATCTTGATAAAGCTTCTGGATTTTTTTAGAGACATTATCAAGACCGAACTTATCAACTAAGTTGCGCACTTTAAAAGTTGGGAACCTATATAAAGTATCCACTATCCCGTCTTGGCTCTCTGCAATATAAGCTTCAGAAAGAGGGATCGATTTGTATAAGACCCCATCAAGGTCTGCTGTCTCCCCTATAAACAAAACTCCTGTACCAAAAGTTACAAATTCAAGGTACATCTCGTGAGCATGAGTAGAGAAAGCAGATACAGAGTTTCGCAACTCTTTATACATAGTCTTTTCTACTTCCTGCAACCAAGAAGAGAACCTGCGAGTTCTATTCATATTGGAGTCTTCAAACTCTAATTTGAACCATTCACTTGCTGGGTTGGTAAGTCTACCGTGTAGACCTGAAGCGAGCATCTCCGCAGAGTGAATAGCTGTAGAGTCGTAGGTCTTAAGACCTTTCTTTTGACCCACAGTTAAATCTCCCAAGAAATCAGGGTGGTTCGGAAAGACTAACTCTGCCACTTCTTGGAAGTGCCCATCCCAAACCCCTCTGTCTGCTTTAAGAGATTCTCCTCTACGAATTATGCTCTGAGCTGTCATCCTAACAGTTTCTTCTTCTCTACATCTGCTGCACCCAACACCCCTTGACCACTAGTGTGGGTGGTGCTTTTCCTACCTTTCTTCGCTAATAAACGCTTACGCTCTTTGTCAGCCGCTACTTTAACTTCTGCGTCGCTCTTTGAAGGAGGAGCTATTGGTGCTGGTGGTGTTGGTGAACTAAATAATCCGCCCATAATCTTTATACCTCTTTGCGTAAAAAGTGCCCATAGGATGTGTACCCGAGCCTGTTATAAAATTTTGCTACCTTATCAGGGTTTGTCCCTGAAGACACCCCCAATTGAATTTCTTCTGCCCCCACAATTCTAGCCCATCTTTCATAATCCTTAATCAGTTTCATTGCTATCCTACCGTTCCTTTTTTCTGGAACCACATAAACAATCAAATCAATTGCTGCGCTGGCATTGCAGAAAGGAATCCTATTAAGAAACCCGAACATCATACCAACCAGTTTTCCCTCTTCTCTAGCAATGTCTGAAAAGAACAACCCCTTTTCGGACAATACTCTCTTCGCCATTTCAGCACAATAGTTTTTATCATACTCCCACCTATTGTATCTTGACTCTTGGTGCATCCGTGCCCCCAATTCAATCACCTCAGGGACATCTTTTTCCAACATCTCCGTATATATGATCATATTGGGTCATACTCCATCCCAACTGAAGAAAGCATTTGTCTATTCCCAAACTCTTTCCCCCGTATGATATCGTGTCCATAACCTAAACCCACACATAAATACTGTAATGCCTCTGCCACATGAGAATACATATTTTTATCTGGCTTCTCAGCGTACCGTTCGGAACCTGAAGCATTGATCCGTCTATATTTGTACCCACCTGCTAGGGCTTTTCTTAGCATCCTACACTTAGGACTAACCACCAGCATTGGTCTACCTGACATAGTTAGGGTGGTTAACAACTTCGCTACCCCTTCTCTTCTCAATTGAAAATCGTTTGTCGGAGCTGGTATGAGAGGGACTCCTGCTGCTCTAAGCACCAAGAAGGGTGTTCTCTCATCCACCTGAGACCTCTGATCCCCAGCTGGGTCTCCCCAACCATCCATTGGGAGACTATCATAGTTTGAAGATATAAGGTTTTTAACCCTTTCGCCAAACCTTATAGCCCCCATATCTTCTGTTACCACTTCATCTAAGCATTGAACTTGACCGTCTGGTGCAATCTGTGCTACCACAGCTGCTGGGGTTAACCCAAAATCCACCCCAATTTTTATTACCTTAGTCCCTTCACTTAAACCTAGATCATGAACACAATGGAGCTGATCATTATACTCTGGGAATATCACCTTGCCATCTTGGATAAACCCGTAGTTGCCGTGTACATATACATTAATCCATTCTGGATCTTTCCCCGACCTCATCTTGCTATAATACTGCTTAGGCAAGTTCTCTAAATTCTCAGCCTCTGGGCTGGTGCCTGAAGGTTGCCTGAAGAGCCTATAGTTATTAGGTTGAGTCTCCTCAAATAATCTATACCACCAATGGTCTTCGTCAGGTGGGTTGGTGTCCATAATGACCCCGTACCAGGTTGCCCCACCGTCTCGCTTGCTAGGATACCGTCCTAAACGACCAATTAGCATATCTAAGATCTCTTTAGGAATCTCTCTTGCTTCATTGACCCAAGCACCTGTTACTTCCAAGGAAAGTAGTTTCTTTACATCTGAAGGTTTGTCTAGTGCCCTAAACAATACCTCTAGGTGTAACTTAGTCCCGTCTTCTAACTTCCCAGTCAAAGTCCACTTAGCATCTATTTGTCTGAATTCCCCAAGGTCTTTCGGAAACCAGTCAAAGAAAGTAGCCATAGTCGTATCTGTTAACTCTCGGTAAGTGTTACGAATAATCACCCACCTAGTTTTCCGTATACCAAGTACATTTGGTTTTTGCATATGCGCTTTCGCCAGCACTTCCATACAACACGCCACAGACTTCCCACTTCCAATCGGACCCATTAATGCCCGAACAAATGTCTCATCTTTGTGGAAATTGATCATGGTTTTAGAAGGAATATACTCAGCCATATTCTTGTCCTCTGGTCTTCCTTAACCTGAATCAATTTTCAGAACCCAATTATTTCAAATTTTTTAAAATAATTCAAATTAATTATTCGGAAAATAATTTTATTCCTTCTTAAAAAGGGGGTATCTTGTCAAACACCTGGATCACAAACTTTAACCACACCTCTTCAGAAACCTCCACAAACCCCTCATCTCTTATCCCCAGTAATTCAGAAGGCAACAGGAATCGCCAAGGTTGTTTATTCGCTCGGTAGGCAACCGTTGGTACTTCTCCCTCGTTAGTCGCCGCTTTAACCTGCCTCCACCATTTCCGTTGTTCGATCTTCTGGCACCTCTTGACCTCAATCTGAAACGGCTCGCACCCAACTACATCCGCCCCACCTTCCCGAGTCTGAAGCAAATTTCGTTTCAGTTCGCCATTGGGGAAGAAGGGGTTAAACCTGTGGCAAAACTCCAGCTCTCCTGCTTTTCCTTTTTCTCTTACATTTATCATATCTTTCTCCGTTGTGAAGCTCTATTTTCTTAAATTTTTTTACAGAACTCAAATTATTTATTCGATTACTTCTCCGTAGAGTGTACAAAAGCACTCTGGGTAGCCTCAGCGGCTGTCTGGGCGTGTTTTGGCAGAAACTTAGAGCGAGGCATAGCTAAAAATTGCAGCCCGCAGGGGGCGTTTTTGGGCGTTTAGAAGGTGTCAGTGTTTAGTAGTCTCTGACCCGAATAGTCAGAGGTTGAAAAACTGGTAGAATTGCACACAGAACACGAAGTATCTGGCGCGGGTTTGCCGCCCCCCTCCCCCCCCTTGACTTTTGGGGCGTTTCGTGGTAAAATAGCTTCAGGTGGTACAACCGTACCACCAGTACACCTATATAGGAGTTATACGCTATGAAGACAATAAATGAGATGGTATTATCGGGAGCTACACGGGATGAAGTGATCATAACCTTAGTCACTGAACAGGGGTACAGCCTGAACAAAGCGACCAAGGCATACGGACACTACGCTAAAGAGCACGGGCTAACCTCATCCGTAGTAAGTCATAAAGGAGAGGCATTAGAATACCTTAATGGGGCGTACCCTGATGGGGTTGATTGGGATGCTATGGCGGTCAAGGCAGAGGTAGTTATTCTCTCTGAGAAGTACGGGGTAGCAGAGAGTACCGCTAGGGACTACTGCAAGGCGTTCAGCAAGGAGATAGGGGTAGACCACCCAATGGTAGACCCTAGAGCTAGGGTATTTGATTGGTTCCTAGAGCACGACGGGGCAGCAGAAAAGGAGGAGTTTATCCTGTATGCTACAGAGGAGCTAGGGCGTAGCAAGAGTAACGCTAATGAGTACTGGAAAGGATATGAGCTACACCTGTACCTATCCTAACCAACCAACCACTATGAGGCAGAGGGTAGCAATACCCTCTGTAGTGCTATGTTCAAAGAAGTTATCCTTACCGTAGGAACGGCTCTCCTGTCTGTAGGAGGCATATACGCCGTACTACTGTTGTTATTTACAGCGTAATAGCTACCAGTACCACCCCTTTAAGTGACCGTAGGTCGTTCTGAAGCGGTGGTATTTTTATGCGCACGCCCTACGCTCAATCGTTTTTAACCGTGTATGTGTGTGCGTACGCCTCCTAGTAACCTCAAGCAGTCACCTATATGCTCTAGGTATCCACTTTCGAAAATCACGAAAATACGAGGGGAAAGTAAAAAAAGTAAAAAAAGTCTAATAAACAAAAGGTTTTTTTTTTACTTTCCCTCTTTCCCATTTTTCCCTTTAGCGAGGGGGTCGCGTGCACGCAGGGTCTAGGGGGAAAGCGGGAAAAAGGGAAAGTTGTGCGCAAGTCTATGTTTTTGAAAAGGAAAAAACTTTCCCGTGCAAAAACATCAACTTATAAGGTGGTGGGCTATGATACATACGGAAAATAGCTTTTACCTACGACCCCTTGCCTACGAGGTTTATCATTAAACGGTCAGTAAGCATCTCATCCTTAATCAGCTCTTTCTCCCCATATAACTCATTAATTACAGCAGCAGCGGCGAGTTTGTCCTTAGTACTGCCTACGGGAGCATCCATTATACCCATTATGGTATCTACGGCACATCCGAGGACATCTTTGGAGGTTAATTCAAATACGGATTTAAGGGCGAGGTATTCAGGGGCGTTCGGAGGGAGTTTGTTAAGGTTAATCTGGTGGCTGGGTTTGACCCAGACATTAAGAGCTGCGATACAGGTCTCAATATCCAGACCGACCACAGCCATTTTCTGATACTCAGCGAGGGCGTCGTTTACATCGATGGGTTTCTCCATACGAACAGAGATGTGATCTTTAAGTAGTTTACGGGCGAGTAGGGTTGGTAATTTCATTTTAAATATCCTTTAAGTTAAGTATTAATCTTCCAATGTTGGCGTCTGCCGTGTGTGACTGGTATAAGTAGGTTTATGTCCTCAGCATAGCTAGTGACGGATTTCATAGCACGGTCTCTGTCTCCGTAGGTACGGTTAATGAGTGCATCCATAGGTTTGAACTTACTACGGTCGAGTACCTTAGTGATCCAAGCTCGAGATATGATCTTCTTGTTATAATTAATGGCGATTCGTTCGTCATTACTGTTAGTGCCGAACTCTAGAGCACGGGAGGTGAGTCTGTCTATACAACGGGTAAGAGGGTCTGCCATTGACCCAGAACGGGTTTGAGAGACTAGAGAACGGTTCAGTTCAGTGTGGTAATCTAGAGCGAATTGGAAGTGCTCTAGGGTTATCTCGGGCGGAGACCCATCGAGTGTGGATTCCTCTATATGCTTCAGGGCTAGGTCAGCGATTGCTTGCACGAGCATAGTAACCAGGATCTTCTCGGGAACTCGGGAGAGCATCGCTTGTTTAACATAATCCTCGTTCTTAGCAGCGATGTTCTGCTCCTTGTTGTTCCCCTGACACATTGAATGGAAGACGGCTCTAACTGGCTCGCCCATTATTGCCTCCGTGAAACGGTCTGGGTTAGAGGGTTCGTCTCCATTGGTGCTTCCTTGGTTCTCAAAGGTGCGAGCGAGGAGAGAAACGAGATTCACGATGTTATCAGGTATATCTCCCTCACAGAGGAAGTTCTCTTCAGGCTTGTGGGGGTCTACGAAGATTAACTCCTCTCGACCTATATCACCCGAACGGAAAGCATCTGCATTGCTAAGTACCTCTACATACTGTGCAGGGACAGACTCAGAGAGGAATACAGGCACAGCCCCATATACGGTTTTAAGAGCATCATTAACTTTCCTGTTCTCAGTAGTCCTAGCAGAAAGGAGTTTGGCGTTAATGGCTGACTTCCTAGAACTAGAGATGGCATTAAGGATGTACGCTCGGGTCTCTGAGGTGGTTCCAGCAGTAGATTTACCCATTAGTCCAGCTTCAGACATTATATATGAACGGACACGGTGCTCGATTAGCTCAAGGTGGATGTTGTTAACTGCGTAGCTGTTGTTCCCGTTGAACAGGTATGGATTCAGTTTTACATCTTGCACGGCTATACGGCGGACTAGCTCATTATAGTATTTATCTACAATTGATTTTCCTCGCCCCGTATCAGCAAGGATAGTACGCTTACGGGTACAAGTCTTATTGGAGATGTGGTACAGACCGCCACCGAACACAGACACTACATGCTGGGAAACAGCGAGAGCCATCTCATAAGAAGGGTAGGGCATATATTCCATTATGTTCTCAGTGATCAGTTTAAGAGCCCCACCCACTTGGGGGAGAGTGGTATAAACCATAGAACTCACTGTTCCCCCGTCAAACTTAGGAGCCTGTTCCATCTCCACCTTCTCATATGCTGAATCAACGGCTTGGCGCATATTGCTTATTCGCTCCATTGCCCTGCCTTTGTTAACTCCCCCCGAACGGATAGCGTCCTCGACATACCCATTAAGAGTAGAGAGGGCATCCTCTTTTGGCATACCAGAGTTAGCCCAGTGCATAGCTAGGCGGATTCGAGACTCGTGGAGGGCATCTCCAGACAATATGGCATTGATAGCCTCCATAACGGAAAACTTGGGTTTGGTAAGTTTGGTAGTGTCAGGTTCTGCTCTTGGTTTTGGGGGGAAGTGCTTCTCTATAATGTCCCAAGAGTACTGGGTGTTAGAGAAAGATATAATCTTTACCTCTGGGGAACCGTCATACTTGGTGTTGTTAAACCCAGGAACTCGGAGTACTTGGGTCAATAGAGTTCCAGCAGGGTCTCCATTGTACTTGTCAGCCATACTTGTAATGACAGCCTCCCATTTGTCTGGGTCAGTAGTCTCTGTTAGCCAATAGTAATGGTACTTCCCTGGACTAGATTGGACGACGATGCTCGGCGGTATTGGGAAGTCCTTTGGGTCGGTTATCCCGTGTTTCTCCCCATCGTCTTCTATCCAAACGGCTCTGGCTTTTCTAAACTTCTCCTTCGTGCGTTTAGTCCCGACTGCCATCTCGTGAACGGTAAAGAAGATACCAGAGGAAGCGTTCAATCTAATCAATGCCTCCTTGCGTTTGTCATACGCACCATATACGGCTTCAGTCTTTCCATCCAGAGAAATAGCTGTGAACTGATGTTTGTCACCAAAGGCATCTAAGAAAGATTGCGTTTGTTCCATAGCTTCTCCTTGTTTTAGTGTAGGCTTCAAAATTAATAAGCAGGACACTTTGTTGAAGCCAAATTAAAACAAAGCACCCTGCTGTCCTGTCTGAGACTAGCTAAGTCTAAGAGTTGATTTGGACAGGAAAAGTATAGCAAATTTTTAGGATTAAATCAAATTCTTTGTTTTGTCAAAACTATCCGATATGTTAATTTGACATCTCAAATTTTTTGTGGTAAAATTGCCCCTGAAATGAGACACAACCGACTTAGTAATTAAACTAAAGGTTAATCCCTCGTTCAGGAGCAAGTGAAATGTATAGTATAATCCCCCACCCTCGACCAGAGTTCCAAAATAAGTACACTGTGAAAGTGCGTACCGAGAAAGGTATAGCATTCTTTTATGGTGCTGTCAGGAGCTTTAGGCTTGAGGAGAAAGCAAAGCCCCTTTACTGTAAGAGCGTGTTTGACACGGTTATGCAAGCTAGGGCGTTCATAAATGATTTAATGGAAGCAAGGAGTAAAGTGTATGATCTTACATAGCCAGTGGTTGGTTGCCTCAGAGGCATTAAGGCAAGCAAAAGAAGAGGAGTTGAGGGTTAGGAACCTGATATGTGAAGAGATATTAGGGGATAAAGTTGAAGGGTCAGTTACTAAGAGAGAGAATGGTCTCAAGGTAACAGCTACAGCAAAAGTAACTCGCTCTCTTGATAGAGAGGTTCTGGAAGTCCTCTGGGAAGATATTACTGATGAGGAAAGAGAGTGTATTGATTATAAACCCTCTCTTCGACTAGCCCTGTATAAGAAGATAGAGGCTGAAGGTGGCAAACTAATGGAGGCGGTAACAGTTAAACCTGCCCAAGCCTCCCTAAAAATAAAAGAGGAGAACCTATGAAACGCAAAGCACCAACTATGAAGCTTAATATAATTGTTGAGAACCCCCACCCAGATCACCCTCACCTTGTATGGTGGTACACCAACGGAGATTTTCAAGGTTGGGCAGAGACAGAGGCATTAGCTACTAAACGAATGACACAATATAAGGAGAGACAGAAATGAAGATATCATCAACTAAATCAGTACACAAAGATGGGGTAAAGTTCTTAATGTATGGATCCTCTGGGGTGGGAAAGACTACCCTGATCTCTACAGCAAAAGACCCGTTCATTATCAGTAGTGAGTCTGGTCTGCTTTCATTGGCAGAATTAGATATACCATACGGAGAAGTTAAAACTGAAGCAGACTTAGCAGAAGCATTTAAATACGCTGTAGGGTCTGACCACGAAACTATCTGTCTTGATAGCCTCTCTGACATTGCTGAATCAATCTTGAGTGAATACAAAGATAAGTTCACTGACGGTAGACAAGCGTATGGGAAACTTAACGACATTATGGGTAAATACATCCGTAAATTTAGAGACATTAAAGGTAAGCATGTATATTTCACAGCTAAAGAGGCTAAAGCAGAAATAAATGGAGTGGCTATTGCTCAACCGAGTATGCCAGGGGCTTCTTTAACCACGAACTTACCCTACTATTTTGACTGTGTGCTTCGCCTTGAAGCAAATAAGAAAGGCGAGCGCATAGTTCACACCGCATCCACCTTTACTCAGGTCTGTAAAGACCGAAGTAATAAATTGGATAAAACCGAAAGCCCTGATTTGGGGCATATTATTAGTAAAATCATAGGAGATAAATGATTATGGCACAATTAAACTTTAACGCTAACGAAGTAGAGAGCAGTGACTTTGAACCAATCCCAGCAGGGGATTACACTTGTCAGATCGTTCAATCAGAGATGAAGGAGACCAAAGCAGGGACAGGTCAGTATCTGGAGTTGCGTATCCAAGTGCTGGATGAGCCTTACACTGGGCGACTTGTCTTTGAACGGCTGAACCTCATTAACCCTAACGATACGGCGGTTAAAATCGCTAATCGCACACTTGCTGATATTTGTACAGCAGTAGGGGTTATGGAACCTGAAGACAGTGAAGAGCTTCACGGTATTGAGTTCACAGCCTCCGTCAAGGTTGAAGAGGCTAGAGGGGATTTCCCCCCATCTAACTCTGTTAAGAAGTATAAAGCGTAGGTGTAACACCTGAGCAAGTGGGTAAAAGGCTCACCTAAATAACTAACAGGAGAATTATTATGGTACAAATTACAAAAGTGTCCCCCTTTACAGGTAAGAGACACACTATGAGTTTTAAAATGGATAAAGGCGTCCACGAGCAGTCCAATGTCTAGTTTACCAAAGAGAACTACATTAGACAAAATTAATATCCTGACCACAGTGGGGTATCCTAGACCCCACTTGGGAGGGTCTTTAATTGCCCACCCCTGCGAGAGGTATTTAGTTTACTCTTTCCGTTGGGCTTATATGCCAAAGATAGAGTCCAAATTAAATCGGATATTCCGTTTGGGAGATGCCATAGAAGACATCATCATTAAGGATTTGAAGAGGGCAGGTATTACCCATGGAGGTAGCCAAACTCGTGTTAGTGGGTACAGAGGACACGCGGGAGGATCAGTGGATGGTATAGTTGAGGAAGTTCCTGAGTACCCAGATGAAACCTTGCTCTTCGAAGCCAAGAGTATGAATCACAACAACTTCCTAGATGTTAAAAGGAAAGGTGTTAAAGTGTCAAAGCCTATATACTACGGTCAGATGCAGATTTATATGGGTAAACTTGATCTAGATAAGGCAATGTTCGTTTCCTTAGATAAGAACACAAGTGATCTATATATCGAGTTTGTACACTTCGATGAATACGAGTACGAACATCTGATAGATAGAGAGGAGGATATCATTGAAGCAAAACACATCAATGAATTCCCTAGGATAAGCAACAACCCCTCTTGGTTTAACTGTAAGTTCTGTGATGCTAAAGAGGTGTGCCATTCGGGGATCACCCCTGAGAAAAATTGTCGCACTTGTGACCACGCAGAGCTGTGTGATGAGGGTGTGTGGTATTGTAGAGTACACAAAGAGGATCAGTCTGTAGAAGACCAAGAACACGGCTGTGAAATGTGGAATTTGTCAGAGGTATTTTCTTGAAAAATAGGTGGTATCAAGACGCTGCCATAGAAGCTATGCTTCGTACTACGGATAACTCTGTGGTAGTGTTGCCAACAGGGGCAGGAAAGACTAGAACTATGCGTGGTTTCGTTGAACAATGTTCAGGGGAGGTTCTTGTTCTGTCTCATATAAAAGAAATATTAGAGCAGAATTTTTCTTCTTTGGTCTCTTTAGGAGATGTGGGTTTGTACTCTGCTGGTTTGGGAGTAAAATCTATTAATAGAATAACCATTGCTGGTATCCAATCCGTGTATAAGAAGCCTGAGGTGTTTAAAGGGGTGTCTGTAGTCTTAATTGATGAGTGTCATATGGTATCAGAGGAAGGGATGTATGCCTCCTTCTTAAAAGCTATAGGGGCACGGTACATTGGGCTTACAGCGACCCCGTTCAGGTTAAAGCAAGGGTATATCTATAAAGAGGGAATCTTTGACTCGGTGTGTTTTGAAGCACCCATAGAACGGCTCCAGAAAGAGGGCTACCTGTGCGATATCCGTTTGGAAGGGTCACTAGATGAGTTTGACACACAAGACCTACGGACAGTTGGTGGTGATTTTAATATGTCTGATGCCTCTTTAAAGTTTGACAGGGATGCAGTCACTGAAAAGATAATTGAAAGCCTCACCAGATACAAGGAGAGGTATAAGCATTGGTTGGTCTTTTGTATTGACATTAAGCACGCAGAGAATGTAGCTGCTTCTTTAAACAAAATGGGGGTTCTCTCTGAGGCAGTACATAGTCAGTCTTCTAGAGACAAAGCAATCCTTGATTTTAAAGAGGGCAAGATACAGGCTCTTACGAATGTGAACATACTAACGGTTGGGTTTGACTACCCAGAGATAGACTTAATAATTATGTTACGCCCCACCAAATCCCCAACCCTACATATTCAAGCCATAGGGAGGGGTCTCCGTGTTGCTCCCGACAAAGACCATTGCCTTGTTAAAGACTTTGCAGGGAACACAGGTAGGCTTGGTACTATTGACTCCCCCCAACTAGACTCTCTAGGGAAAGTTAAGAAAGGTAAGGGCGGGGTTAACCCCTTTATGAAGACCTGCCCAGACTGCGAGGCTCTAGTTCATCCTTCCGTTCGTGTGTGTCCTTGTGGGCATAAGTTCAAGTTCAGACACAACCTTAAACTCCAGTCGCACAAAGCCCCTAAAAAGAAATGGTATAAAGTGTCTTCTATATACTACACCCTACACCGTAAAGTGGGAAAACCAGACAGTGTAAAAGTTTCTTATATGTGTGGTACTAGGGTGTTCAATGAGTGGGTGTTAGTTGAGCATCTGGGGTACGCTGGTTTTAAAGCTAGGTACTGGGTATCTAAGCGATGGATAGGAGACACCCCTATCCCTGACAGAGCAGAGGAGTTAATAAGGAAATCAAATGCTTTACGAAAGCCAAGTATGATTGAGGTAGAAGAAGGTGGGAAGTATCCTAAAATTCTTCAGTCGAAAAATTAATTTGACTTCTGTGGAGTTTTGTGGTAAAATTTTGTGCGTGTTCAGAGAGAACACATTTTTAATTCATTAACCAAAGGAGACATATTATGTCAACAATTGAAAACGCTAAAGAGATCTTTGATGCAGGTATTGATAATGGGGATAGTCGTGATTCGATTATCGTTGCTATGGTACAGGGAGGGTGTTCACTGAACTCTTCTCAGAATTGGTATAAAGCAATGGCTGCTGAAGCAGGTATCTCCCACGCTAAAGTTGGTCACAAGGCTGAAGCAATGGTTTATATTACAGAGGCTGATGTAGACTTGCTTGATGATGAGGTTCGCAACAACCTAAAGAACGATCTTCGTGAGGAGTTTGGAGTTGCTGCTTCTACAGCTAACGACTATGTCAAAGCGTGGGCTAAAGAGAATGGGGTAGAGCTTCCAACTGCTTCATTCGGTTCTAACCCAGAGGAGCAAGCTAAAATCTTTGATTGGATTGTAGCCAACCCTAGCTGTGAAAAACCTGAGTTCCGTGACTTTATGACTGCTGAAATGGGTCGTAGTTCTGGCTCTATAGATGAGACTTATCGAGGCATTCTCCTTGCCCGTAAGCTAAGTAATGCTGGTGTAAGCTTCGCTTAGACCGTAATAGCAGGCTGATCCTGAGTATGATATAAACTGCTCACCTAATTCTTATACACCCCAACCCCGAGAAAATAACTATGACCCATCCCAAGCCCAAAGTGCCAATATTATTTACAGACACAGAAACCTTTTCTACCACCGACATAAAGAAAGCTGGGGCTGTTAGGTATACAGAGGAAGCAGAGATGATCCTAGCAGGGTTCAAACTAGGGGAACAGTACTCTGTGTGGGATTACAACGATAACACCTCCCTCCCCTCTTTCGCCCTAGAACATATACATAACGGAGGCATTGTCTGTGCTCACAACGCCTTGTTTGATTACTGTGTTTTAAAGGAGCACATACCCGAGCTTTCTATTACCCAGATGATAGATACACAAGCTATGTGTGCCGCCCACGCTTTACCTCTCTCCTTAGAAAAAGCAGGTGAGGTTCTTAGTTTACACCCAGATAAACAGAAGCTTAAAGATGGCAAGCGGTTAGTCCGAAAGTTCTGTATCCCTCGTAAGCCTTCTAAGTATGACCCCAGCACTCGTGTCTGTAAGGCAGACGCTCCTGAAGATTGGGAGAAATTTAAGGGAGAATACCTCCGATTAGATGTTGAAGCTATGGAGGAGGTATACCGCCTACTCCCTCCTCTTACCGATAAAGAGCAGCAGGTTTGGGTTGACACACAGAAGGTTAACTTGTTGGGTGTCCCTATTGATATGGAGACCGTCAACTTGATTATTGAGAAGCTTGATGCTCTAATTGATGAAGAGTCAAGTAAATTTATCAGAGTCACAGGTCTGTACCCTACCCAGAGAGACCGTATATTGGAATGGGTCGCAAAGCAAGGGGTGCTTTTGCCCAACCTACAAGCAGCAACGGTAAAAGAGCTATTAGACAACCCAGACGCTAACCCCTTAGTGAAGCAAGCTCTGGCGATCAGGGCTGATGTGTCCCATATGTCCTTCAAGAAGTACCCTGCTATGGCTACTACGGTCTGTCAAGATGGCACAGTGAAGGGAACCTTGATGTATCATATAGCAGGTACAGGAAGGTTTGGTGGTCGTTTAATACAGACTCAAAACTTAACCAAAGGGAATATCGATGCAGAACAAGCAGTTGAAGAGATTAAAGCAGGGAAGTTCAGTATAGAGTTGGTCAAGTCCGCCGTAAGAGGGATGATCCACCACCCAGAAGGGTTAACTATTGTGGACTACTCTGGGATTGAAGCTAGGGTGGTTCAATTTGTGGCTCAAGACGAAGAAGCTTTAGAAGTCTTCCGTCAGGGATTAGACCCTTATAAATGGATGGCACAGAGGATATACGGGGTAGAGTATGGAGAGGTTACAAGTAAGCAAAGGTTCACAGGTAAGCAAGCTATCTTGGGTCTGGGGTATCAGATGTCTGCTAAGAAGTTTGTCTCCATGGTTGAGTCCTATGGGGAGGAAATTTCTTCTAGGGAAGCCACCCTTGCAGTAAAGACCTACCGTAGTACCCATAGGAAGCTCACAGGTTTTTGGGTATCAATTAATCGGGGGGCAGTTATGGCTCTCCAAAGACCAAACAAGCTGATTAAAGTGAATAAGTATGTCTCTTTTCTTTTAGAGGGAAGGTTTTTGTATATGGTTCTCCCTTCTGGAAGAAGATTAGCATACTACCAACCGAAACTCGAGTCCTCTAGTTGGGGAGACCAGACCTTCTCTTACCTGAGCATGAATGAGAAACACCAATATGTCCGTACACACACATATGGGGGTAAGCTCACGGAGAACTTGGTTCAAGCATTCGCTAGAGATTTATTGACAGAAGCAATTACGCTTTTGTTAAGTAAAGGGTATCGTGTAATTACCCACATTCACGATGAGATAGTTGTTCTGGGTATGGACTCTCTTGATGAGATAACTGAACTAATGTGTATTGTGCCTGAGTGGGCAGAGGGTTTGCCTCTAGCTGCTGAGGGTTTCACCAGTACCAGATTTAAAAAAGGATAGTATATGTATATATTTGAAGCAGAAGACAGTAATGATATGGCAATCAGAGTGTATCACGCTTTGGCTGAAGAGGGGGTACAGAGTGGCTCCCGTAACGGTAGGGTGCTTAGGTTTGATGAGCCTGTCTCAATGACCTATTACAACCCAGAGTCTCGGTGTAACTTCACCACAGGTAGAGATGCCAACCCAGTCTTCCACCATATGGAAGCCTTGTGGATGTTGGCAGGGAGGCAAGATGTAGAGTACCTCTCTATGTTCAACTCTAATATAAAAAATTACTCTGATGACGGGGAGGTATTCAATGCCCCCTATGGCTACCGTATCCGTAGAGCTTATGGGCATGACCAACTAAAGGAGGTTGTAAAGATACTACAGGCAGACCCCGAATCAAGACAAGCCGTTATTCAGTTGTGGGATCACAAGGACTTAATGAAAGATACTAAAGACAAAGCCTGCAATATGATTATGGTCTTTGCTATAACCGTTGATAAGTCTGTTCGGTTAACGGTGTATAACCGCTCAAACGATGCTGTGTATGGGGGAGTGACAGGGGCTAACCCCGTTCACTTCAGCTACTTCTTACAATATGTGGCGCAAGAGTTGTCTCTGTCAATAGGAGAGATGTGCTTTGTATCAAACAACCTCCACATATACTTAGACTTGTACGATCTTTGGGAGAAGATGGATTGGTCTTCCTCCACCCAGATTCAAGGAGAGCATTTAGAGTTGGGGAGTCTCGAAGAGATTGAAGAGTTCTGTGAGCTGGCGATGAATCAAGAGGTCATAGAACACACCTTCCATAGCCCCACACTAAATTGGTTATCAAAACCTATGTATAATTTCTGGATAGCCCGTAAACAAGGGCTGTCAACTCAAGAGGATCACTTAGAAGATATCCGCCCAGCAGATTGGGCACACGCAGTTAACCAATGGAAGGAGAAAAGAGATGGACATTAAAAAGGTATTAGAGTCAGGGAGGGTGTCTAGGTATCACGCCACCTTGATTGATAAGAAACAAACGGTAGATATCCATTCTTGGGAAGTGGCAGTAGTCCTGAGGCATATCTACCCGAACTGCAGCAGGGATTTATTATTCTATGCACTCACCCATGACTCCGCAGAGATATACACTTCAGATATTGCTGCCCCTGTTAAGAAACGGAACCCAGAATTAAAAGAAGTGTTCGACCGAATGGAAGACGAGTATATTCTTGAAACTCTTAAGATAGTCCACCCAGAGTTTTCTACTGAAGAGAAGCTCGCCGTTAAGTATGCAGATATCATAAGTGGTATCTACTTTACTACTTGCCGAGTGATGGCAGGAGACAGAGAAGCCATCCCTATTCGAGACAAGTGGTTAGAATATGTTGGCAGTTTACCATACTTAAACAAAGCAACACGAGAGACTATAGAGGATCTAAAATGAGCACAGCAAATAAGAAGCAGATTGGTGGAGAGCACTATAAAAAAGCAATTGATGTCTGGGACTTCGTCCACCGTAATGGTATTGGGTATCTAGAAGGGAACATAATCAAGTATGTCTCTAGATACAAAGATAAGAATGGAGCCGAGGATTTAGCCAAAGCTATGCACTACTTAGAGAAGTTAATAGAGGAGTATGAGCAGGGTGCTGCTGAAGAAGATATTAAACAATCCAGAATCTGGGAGATGAAAAATGACTGAGTTATACCAAGTAGATGCTAGAGGGAATCTAAGGGTGTGGGTTATAGAATCCGATTCTGAAGGGTTCACAATAACCTACGGGCTAAAAGGAGGAGCTATGCAGGTTAAACGAGAGACCATCCTTCTTGGTCTTGGTGGTCGTTCTTTAAGAGGTCAAATCCGTTCACAATACGACTCTCGGGTTAATAAGCAAAAGGATAAAGGCTACAAGACTAGTGAGCTGGAAGCCCGAGAGAAGAGAGGAACCAACGCTATGGGTTTATACAAACCTGTGTTGGCGCAGCCCCTTCTTAAAGTGAAAAATGTCAACTACCAAGATGCTTTCGTCCAACATAAGTATGACGGGCATAGGTGTTTGATAACGAAACAAAAGGGGAAGGTGTTTGCTTACTCTAGAAATGGGAAGATATTGTCCTCTATTAGTCACATAGTTAAGTCTCTTGATCTCTCTGAGGGTATGACCCTTGATGGGGAGCTGTATTCCCACGGAACCCCACTACAGACAATTACCTCTTGGATAAAGAGAGAGCAGGAAGCCACCATAAACTTACTCTACCACGCATATGACCTTGTTTCTCCTCTCCCTTTCAAAGAACGATTTGCTTTGTTAGAAGAGATTACCCAGTCCTCTTCTACTGTGTTCGCCGTGGATACACAAGGGGTAAGCTCTGAGGAGCAAGTAAAAGAACACTTTTTAAAGAGCCGTAAACAAGGATATGAGGGTTCTATCCTCCGCTGGGGAAATGAGGGGTATGCTTATGGTAAACGAAGTAAGTATCTGGTGAAAATAAAGAGAGCTATGGAGGACGAGTTCGTTGTGTTGGATGTACTTCCTTCTAAAGATGGGTGGGGCATACTTGAGTGTGGGAACGAAGATACCACTTTCAGAGTACCAGCACCAGGAGGTATATGTGAAAAGGAGAAAATACTCAAAGATAAATGTAGGTATATCGGTAAGTTAATTACTGTTGAGTACGCTAACCTAACGCCCGATGGGGTTCCGTTCCACCCTGTAGCAATGAGATTTAGGGAGGATATATAATGGAAAAGTCCTTCGTATACCAAGGGGTTAGGTTTTCCGATATCAAATCCGCCTGTAAGGAACACAAGGTCAGGTATAGCTCCGTTAGGTCGTACCAAACAAAACAACAAGTCCCAATTCAGGAAGCCTTGGATTGGAAATTAGGCAGGACGGACTATGTTAAAAACAGATTAGCCTTGTATAAAATTGCACTACAAGCTAGATGGCATAACTTAGGGACTACACAACAAGCCGCTAATGCTAGAGGAGGTTGGGTATGCGGACACTAGCGGATTTGCAACACCACATAATACGAGCCAAGAACCGAAAGCGAGCGCAGATTAAGATGCACCCTGTTAGGAAGATGCTTAGAGACGAAATGACAGAGTTGAATTTAATTGACAATTACATCAGTAATTACATTAAGGAGAAGTAAGTGAATATTGCATTAAATCGGGAAACGAAAATAATAGATGTGAAACGGTATGCGAAAGAAATAGGGGCTAAGTTAATCAGTTGGCAAGGCAGATTATACTTGTACACCAGCTCAGGTCACGCCGTCCAAATAAAGGCAGGTGCATAATGGATAATTCAGTAATCCGTGAATGTGACACTTGCGGTAGGCACTCACATCTAAGAGAGGGTATGTGTATAGCTTGCACAACAAAGTATAAACCTGTCTCTCTTACAAACAAGCTATGGCAGA